CACATTTGTCAGATATTAGAGATAGGATTAATAAGGTTGTCAAAAAGAGAGAAATGTTTAGACCATTTGCCCCATCTGTAACACATGAAGATTATCAAAAATATTTCAAATCAGAAGAAGATGTTCCATATATGAATCAAGTTGTTGAAGTTATTTCCGAAACACCTATACCATCGGTAACGCATGTTGATAATAGTGCAAGAATACAAACGGTTACAAAGGAACAAAATCCACTTTATTATAAACTATTGAAAGAATTTGAAAAACTTACAGGAACACCAATCTTATTAAATACATCTTTCAATTTAAAAGACCACACAATGACAAATGATCCAGATAAAGCAATATGGACATTCTTAAATTGTGATATGGATGTTTTGGTTATTAATAATTTTATAATTTATAAGTAATGATATTGCATGCTTATGGGGATAGTTGGACAGAAGGTGAAGGTTGTGATTTATATGAAGAATCTAAATTAAAAAAACAAGAATTAATTATATACCGAAACCAACATTCTTGGGTAAAAATATTAGGGGAAAAGTTAGGATTAAATTGGATTAATAATGGTAAAAGTGGAAACCCAAATGCGGTAATATTCAATCAAATTATAGATGATGTTACAAATGGTAGAATTAAGAGAGGAGATTTGGTTGTTATTTTATGGAGTTCATCGTTGAGAGATTATGCTGCATTTTTACCAAGACAACAATGGGTTAGTTGGTCTGTAAAACATTTGATTAATTTGCCTGAAAAATTTATTAATTCCTACAAAAGTAATAATCAAAATTATGATTCATTTCTTTCTGAATATAAATCATTCTTTTTAAATCAAATGTTAAATCAAAATTATTATAATATAGTTAATCAAAATTATATTATTTTTTTACAAAAATTATTTGAATATTATGGAATAAAATATATGATGGCAGATGCGTTTGATAAAATGATTGTTGATTTGGATTCAAAAGATGATATTACGCATTTGATAAATAAATCTGTATATTTTAATTTTATGAAAAAAACAATGAGAGATTGTTTAGAAGAAACTAATTTAGATTGTTTTGAAGATACGGATAATCCAGGAAAACACCCAAATGAGTTGGGTTACAAACTAATAAGTGAAGAATTTTATAATTATATAGTAAAGAATCAGATATTATGAGTTCAGAATTTCAATTGTTTGATGGTAAAAATTTATCATCATTATTTAGAGATATATACGAAAACCAACAAAACAAAAAGAAAAACATTTCCGATTTGATTGAATCACTTCGTAAATTGATTAAGAATGTTGGTGAAGCAACTGTCATTGCTCCAATCATAAAAGACCTTATTGAGGTATCGGTTAAAAATGATGACCACTTAATTAAACTTGCAACAATTGCACAAAGATTAGCTGCAGCGGAAGCAAAAGGTATTGGTGAAGATGGTTGGTTGAGTGAGAATGAAAAAGCACAATTACTTCAAGATATGGAAGATACAATTAATGCTGTTGAGGAAAAGACAAAAGAGAAAATGGGTGATTTAGAAATAGAAATAGAAGAAATTAAAACAAAGGTAAAATAATGGAATCATTTTTAGCTACAGTAACAAAGGTTTTTTATAAAGAAGATGATTTTTTTGATACGGATAAAAAAAATGATTTTCTATTAAAATATAATGATAACAAAAACTTTGCAGATAAAGATTCTAGATTTTTAGGAGCTATATCTTATGCAAGGGAAACACCAATTATTGTGGAAGCTTATGCCTTCCCATTTGATAAAAACAATGTAACATATCCAATTCAAGGTGAAACTGTTATAATTTTGGAAATAGAAAATGAGCATTTTTGGTTGCCATATTCTACAACATTATATCCAAATTATAGAGAAGATTATAAAACATCCGAAGTAGCCAAAGAAAGAACTCCAGAAACATCAAACACAAAATCAACAGCAAAAGATTATAAAGAAACAAAACAAACAGGAACAACAAATAATCCAACACCTGTTAAAAAATCTGAAAGTAAAAAATATAAAGTAAACGAAAAAATAAAATTTTTAAAACCAAAAGAAGGTGATACTATCTTACAAGGAAGAGTTGGAAATACTATTAGATTTTCCGAATTTTTTCTTACCGAAGATGATAAAACTTCTTCACCTGGAATTTTTATAAGAAATAAACAAAATCCGGAATTAGATGATAAAAAAATTGGTGAATTAATTGAAGAAGATATAAATAAGGATGGTACATCAATTTATATAACATCTAATAAAATAAAAGTACCATTTAAAGAAACAATACAAAAAACAAAAATTGGATTCAAAGAATATCCAACTTCGGATGATTTAAAAGGAGACCAGTTTTGGTTGAATTCTGATAGAATAATCCTTTCAGCAAAAGCTAAAGAATTTATTATCTTTGGTAAAGGTAATACAGGTGTAATAACCGATGGTAATTATTCAATTGATGCAGAAAAAGAAATATATTTTCATAATAAAAAAAATATTACAATCCATTCCGAAGGTGCTAATAATATATTTTTAAACTCCGATAGTGGTAAAATATATTTAGGCAAAGATAAAGGAGAAGGTGATGCAGGTGCATCTGTTCAAAAAATGGTATTGGGTGGGGAATTGGTTAAAATATTAGAAGATTTAATTGATGCAATAACTAAACAAATATATTTAACGCCGGCCGGCCCATCGGCTACTGGTCCTACAAATATAGCAAGTTTTAATCAAATAAAATCAAAATTAAAAACCATATTAGCAGCTAAAAACTTTTTAAGTAAAAATTAATGTCTTGGAATACATTCAAATCAACATTATTACCGGCAATGCAATCTCATACATTTGGAAACAATATGGCTGGATTTGCAAAAACTTTTACTTTAGCATATGATGCTGCTGTAAAATCTGGAAAAGAAACTATTAGCCCAATCCCACTAATGAAGGGAAATACAACTGCAATGGAGGCGCAAATAGTTGCATTTTTATCACAAACCCAAATGTCAAATTCATTAACATTATTGGATGTCATAGGACCTGCGATAATAAGTTATTGGACAGGTGGTTTAATGATGACTTTACCACCTTTACCACCTGCACCTGGAGCAATTAAAAATATTTCTTTAACGCAGGGAGTTGTTTTAAATCCTGGAGTATGGACACCTATTCCTGTTCCCGCAAATAATAATGCATCTATATTTTTAGATGCATTTATATCATCAGCAAAAATGCATCTAATGACAGTTAGTGGATTATATGTTGTTTTAGCACAATATCCACCGCCGGCACCACCTGCTCCTGGAGTTTTACCATGGAGTGGTTATATTATACCAGATTAAATTAAAACTTTCAATATTTATTAAAAACAATTATTATGGATTCGAAATTATTAGTCGGATTAATCAAAGAAGTTGTAAAAAACGAGGTTAAACAACAAGTTAAAGAAGAATTAGCAAAGCTAATCAAATCCGGTGCAGTTACATTAAATTCACAAAGAAAAACATCTACTCCATCATTGAGAGAGATGACGGAAGTTGCTCCAACTCAAATTAGAAAGCAACAACCGGTGCAACAAAGGCCGCAATCAACGAAGGAATATACTAAAAATCCCATGTTGAATGAAGTTTTAAATATGACACAACCATTTACAGCTGCACATAGAGCAGAAGGTGGAATGATGGATGAAAGTTCTGTGTTAGATATGATGCAGCCAGAAAAATACGAAGAAGATGGTTGGGATACTATGGATTATAGAATGCAATCAACTCCACAACAAATTGCATCAACTGGAAATGCAGGATTGGATTCATTAACAAAGGCATTGACTAGAGATTATAGTGATTTGGCTAAAGTTTTTACAAAGCAAGAAAAACAAAAAGGATTGAGATAAGATGGCTATAGAGCTTGGTAAAGTAAATGTAAGTGACTTAAAAGTAAACGATTACAAAGTAATTGGTATTGGGATAGATAGAAGTTCTAATTCCAATGGTATTTTTTCTGTCAATTTTACAACAATTTCACAAGCAAAAGATAATTTAAAAAATTTAATTATGACCAAAAAGGGAGAAAGAGTTATGTACCCTGATTTTGGTTGTGATATTTGGTCTTTACTATTTGAACCAATAATAACGGGTGAAATAGACAATAAAATAGAAGCATCTATAATAAGAGCTGTAGATATATGGATGCCTTATATTAATATTGATGAAATTATTTTTGATTATGATGATGAAGATATTGATAAACATCAAATAAATTTAGAAATAAGATTTTCATTAAAATCAAACGAAAATTTATCAGAAACAGTAAACGTAAGTATAAAACAATAATAGATGGCACTTAAACCAATAGATAAAAATTGGAAAAATAATAGTAGAGATATAAACTATGTAGGAAAAGATTTTGCTTCATTTAGACAAAATTTAGTTGATTACTCTAAAACATATTTCCCAAATACATTTTCGGATTTTAGCGAAGCTTCACCTGGTGGTGTTTTTTTAGATATGGCAGCCTTTGTAGGTGATGTTTTATCTTTTTATCAAGATGTACAATTAAAAGAATCTTTGTTATTACATGCATCGGAAAGAAAAAATGTTATGGCATTGGCACAATCAATGGGGTATAAACCAAAATTAACAACACCGGCTGTAACAACATTGACAGTATATCAAACCGTCCCATCTATTGGTGCACCAACATATGTACCGAATTCAAAATATTATTTCAAAATAAAAGATGGATTACAAATACAATCAAAATCAAATCCGAATATCATATTTAGAACAATAGATTCTATAGATTTTTCAAACCCTGTGGATAGAGAAATAGATGTTGCGGGTAGAGATGAAACTACCGGTGAACCAAATTTGTATTTAATAACAAAAAAAGTAAAAGCCATTTCAGCAGAAGAACGTGAAATACAAATTGAAGTAACCGATAATACCGAATACCCAACTATTACATTAAATGATTCAAACATCATATCAATAAGTTCCATTGTAGATTCTCAAGGAAATAAATGGTATGAAGTTCCTTATTTAGCACAAGAAAGTATATTTGTTGAACAACCAAATACAGAAGCAAATACAAAATTATCACAATATTCAAATACAGTACCATATATTTTAGAAGTACAAAAAGTTCCAAGAAGATTTTCTATTAGAGTTAATTCAGATAATACGATTGATTTACAATTTGGAAGTGGAAATAATAGTGCTGGTTATGAAGATGAAATATTATTACCAAATACAAAAAATGTAGGATTAGGTTTAGCAAATTCTATAAAAAGAACAAATGAAGGAATTGACCCATCTAATTTTTTAAAAACAAATACATTTGGTATTTCTCCTTTTGGAAAAACACTTACAATAAAATATTTAATAGGTGGTGGTGTGGAATCAAATATAAATTCAGAAGATTTAACAACAATAAATAGAATTGAATTTGAAGAAGATTTATTAAGTTTATCAACAGCCGAAGCTGCATTATATGAATCAAACAAAGATTCTATTGCAGTAGAAAATTTAGAACCAGCTGTAGGTGGTAGAGGTTCCGAATCAATTGAAGAAATAAGACAAAATGCTATTGCAATGTTTGGTTCTCAAAATAGAGCAGTAACTAAACAAGATTATATTGTACGAGCGTTATCAATGCCAGAAAGATATGGTAGTGTTGCAAAAGTATATGTATCAGCTGATGGTGAAGTTGATAATAATTCACCATCTTCAATATTAGCTAATCCAAAAAATTTACAAGAATTTTCAAATTTAGTAGAATCTTTTAAGGGATTATCTAAAGAAGATGTACAAAGAGAATTGGTAAAATACTTATCTCAAAAAAAATCAAATGTAAATGAGTTAAATAATCCATTTGCAATAAATATGTATGTATTGGGTTATACATCTGATAAAAAACTAACTAATTTGAATGATGCTGTAAAAGAAAATCTAAAAACATATTTGGGAGAATACCGAATATTAACGGATGGTGTTAATATTATTGATGGATTTATCGTAAATATTGGAGTTGATTTTGAAATAATTGCATATTCTAATTATAATAAAAGAGAAGTATTGGCCAGTTGTTTAACAGAAATACAAGATTATTTTAATATAGATAATTGGACGTTCAATAAACCAATCAATATTTCGGAAATAGAATTAATTCTTGCAAATGTAGAAGGAGTGATGAGTGTACCATCGGTTAAAATATATAATATATGTGGTGATGGTGGTGCGGGATATTCACCTAACAAATATAATGTAGATGAGGCAACTAGAGGTAAGATAATTTATCCATCTTTAGACCCTTGTGTTTTCGAAGTAAAATTCCCTAACAAAGATATAAAAGGAAGAGCTATATAATATGCATAAATTTTTCACATCATCATACGATGCCAGTATCTACCTACAACAACCTGACCAAAACGTAGGTAGAGATGAGATATTAGAAGTTGGTAAACTATATTATGGTTCTACTAAAGATATAGCTAGAAGTTTAATAAAGTTTGATACGGGTTCAATAAAATCAGAAATTCAAACAATTGGAACTGGAAGTTGGAATGTATTTTTGGTTCTTCGTTCAGCAAATGCATCGGAAATTCCATTAGAGTATTCTATATATGCAAATGCCGTTTCTCAAAGTTGGACTATGGGAACGGGTACTAAATTTGATAATATTAGTACGGATGGTGTTAGTTGGAAATATAGAAATGGAACACATAAGTGGCAAGATAATACAATAGCAGGAACAGCAACCTTTGTCGCTGGTACTACTGGTTCTGCTAACGCTGAGGGTGGTACTTGGTACATAACAGGATCCGCAACACAATCATATAACTATGAACCAGATGATATTAGAATGGATGTTACAAATATTATCCATCAATGGATTAGTGGTTCTTTACCAAATAATGGATTTATAGTAAGACATAGTATTGATGCAGAAAATGATACAACCGATTATGGTATTTTAAAATTCTTCTCTAAAGAAACTAATACTATATACGAACCTAAATTAGAATTAGTTTGGGATGATAGTGTATTCAACCCAACAGGATTATCACCTATAACAGGCTCTACAAGTTCTGATAGTTTAGAAAATTCTAAAATAGTTGTAACAAATTTACAAAAAGAATATTTTAAAAATACAAAAACAAAAGTTAGAGTAAAAGGCAGAGATATTTATCCTGCAAAATCATTTGGAACCACATTTGAATACGACCAATCAAAGTATTTACCAACATCTTCGTATTATCAAATAGAAGATTATAAAACAAATGAAATAATTGTTCCTTTTGGTGAATATTCTAAATTAAGTTGCGATTCTAAATCTAATTATTTTTATTTAGATACAACAGCATATCCTATGGATAGAACTTATAGATTAAAGTTAAAAGTTATCGTAGATGGTGTTTCAAAAATAATTGATGACAAATTAACATTTGATGTTGTATAATGACAAATTTAGAAGCTATAGCATTAAAATTGCAAGAAGAAAAAGATAAAAGACTTGAAGAAGTATTAAGCCTTTCAGGTTCTGCTGCGATTAGCAAAAATCAATACAATGTAAATATTGTAGATGATTTAAATCCGGCATCATCTTTGGTTTTTAAAAAATTAAATAAACCAAAATTAGATGAAGAAAGAATAGTTAAAGCTATAGATGTACAATTTAAAGAATTAAAACCAAATATTCCAAAAGAAGTAAAAGATTTAGTTCCAAAACCTTTATATGATGCAGAAGTAACAGCTAGTAATGATTTAAGAAAAAAGGTATCCGATTTAGAAACGGAGGTTCAATCTTTAAACACTACTATAACAACTTTACAGACGGCCGTACAAACAGAAATAAACAATCGTTTAAATATAGAACAAACAAATGATGCATTGGTAAATCAGTTAGATACGATTAATCAAACAATTGATGAATTTTCAAATCAAATTGCAACATCTTTACAAAAATCAGTCGATGAAAGTATTTTAAGAGCAGCTTTACAATCTCAAAATACCGGATTCAAAGCACAGATAAATGCATTAATAAAACAAATTGATTCATTAAATTCAATAATTGAAGGATTACAATCTCAGCTAGGAGCGGTTCAAAACCAACAGGCAATCCAACAATCGACAGCAAATATAGCGTTAGCAACAGGAGCAGAAGTTGTAAATGGTACAGTTGCTATTAAAGTTAATCCTAAAAAAGAAAAAGCTGAGTATCCTGATTTCGATGCTAGAATTAATAATAAAGATAGTGCAACTAAATGGATTTCTGGTAATACAATAGATATAACTAACAACGATACAAAAGATGTTCAAATAGAAATTACTACTCAATTCGGAGAGAATCAGAAATGGTTAAGTTTACCAAAAACAAACTTTTCTGTTGGGGCGGGTCAAAACGATAAGTTACAATTAACTATTACCCCTGGTGGTTGTAGATATGACAAACGTGATGGTAGTAGATATTTTCCAGGTACCATGAACATAAAAGTTAAAAGATTTGATGGTAGTGAACAAAGTAAAGAATATAAAATGCAAATTGGCATAATGCATCCAAAATCATACTAATAAAATATGAGTATTAAAAAATATACAAACTTTGAAGAGGTAAATTTAAAAACGGTAAACGAAGGACAATATTTACAAGCTGAAGATTTTTTCATTGTAACAAAAAATGAAAAAGAAGAAAGTTATTTTAGTGAATGTAAATATGATGTTATGGAAGCTTCCGTATATGATATAAATAGTAATCTTCTGCCTCAAAAGGGTGGTAATAATGTTGCATATATTAAATCGCAAAACATTGCAGAGTATATGTATAATGTTACAAATAAACAAGGTCAAAAAGAACTTGCAATTAATGCGGAAAAATTATTAAATGATTTAGGATTCACCAACGGTATACTAAAACTAAATATTAACTTTGTTCGTAATAGAGTTGGTTCTGATAATGAGTTGGAAAGAGTTTGGATACATGAAATATCACCATCAAGAGAGGAAATTAGAATATTACCATTAAAAACAAAATTTGAAAATATAAATCAAAAAAATAATAAAGAATTTAATGATATAAATAATTTAACGAAGGATTTTATTTTTTATAAAAGAGAAATAATTAATTCTTTAGATTTATATCAAACTCAATATCTTGAAAAAATAGATTCTGCATTAGAAACTAAATTTGGAAAAGATTTCTTTGCTGTATTAAAAAGCGATTTTGGTTTATCTAAATTTGCAGATTTAAGGACAAAAATATTTTCAGATTTTAGAACATCTGTAACTTACTATTTGGAAAATCGTTACTATACATTGGGAGATAGTAATTATGGAAAGCCATCTGAAATTCGTTTTGATAATTGTGAAAGATATGATTTTAAAATGGTATTGGGTGATATTGAAAGTATATTATCAAATTGTATAACTATTAACATGTCTTTTTTAAAAAGAAGAACTATTGATATTAAGAGAATTCCAAAAGAATTTCGTACAAGTTCTAATCGAAAACCCATATATGATACAATAGATGCATTGGGTGATCCTGTTAAAGATATAAAGGTAGTTTTTGATGGTGAAAAGGTAAAAATAAAAGATGAAACACCTTTACCAAAGTTTCCAATAGTAAAAGATGAGATTATTGATATACCACCCCCACAAAAGGATGTTATAATTGATAATCCACCTATTAAAGATATTAAACCGCCTGTTAAGGAAATATTACCTGCTCCGATAGATGAAGATATAATAGTAATTCCACCACCAAAGTTACCCGTATTTGATGATATTAAAGAGGAAATTAAACCCATTAAAGAGCAACCACCAATTAAACAATCTGATGTGGTTGTATTTAGTGGTGGAGGTGGTGGAGGAGGATTTGTAGGGGGTGGTGTACAAGAGTATGACCTTTCAACTGAAAGGACTAGAGAATTGGGTGGTTCTGGTGTGGTTGATAGAGCTGCCAGAGAAAATTTATTATAAAATATTTATAAAAAAGTAAATGGCTAGATATTACGATGCAAATGAACTAGGTGGAAATCAAATAGGTACACCATACGATGGTATTGGTGATTATAATCCATTTGCCGGTCAAACTATTAATGATTTAAATCAAATTGGTGGTGGAGGTGGTGGAGGTTCTTATACCCCTCCAGTTGAACCAAATCCTTTATTTGTTCCACCAACATATGCGGAGCAAAATTCAGGTTCTTTAAAAATAAATTTAGTTTCAGCCGAAGCTAGTGAGTTTTTGGAAAATGATAATTTGATTGGAATAGGAGTATCACAAACCATAATATATAGTCCTTCTTTAACTTTTGGAACTTCAAAAATATATAAAGCAAATATTGCAAATAAAATATCCAAAAATTATTTTGAAGTTAGTATTAAAAGAACACACTTTAATCCACTATTCGAACCAAATCCAGTTACAACTATTCCATTTGATACTATTGGTGCACCCCGTATTAATGATATTTTTAATCAATCGTTTAATAATGTAGGTAGATTAGCAGGATTGCAATTTACAAATGTTCCTCCAGATTCATATACATTGGGAAATCCAACTGCTTTTGATATAAATTATAGAGAAAGAATTAGAATACAAGAATTTGTTTATAATGAAGTTACAAAAGGTTATGAAGCAGGAGATATATCTGCTTTAGAATCTGTGAATGGTATTGTTAATTTAAATTTTTCTTTTATCACACCGGATATTGGTGGTGGAGGTGATGGTGAAGGCGATGGTGGAGGTTTCTATGCGATAGACCCTGTCATTGTTAATTATAATATTGATTTTATATCAAATTATACAAATGAATTAGGTGAATTTATTAATTTAGATTTTCAAATAGTAGATTCGACAAATACTATATTAGATTCCGGTATATGTAAACTATCAGATGGTAATATTGATGAAAGAAGTACGGATGAAACCCGATTAAATTCTGGTATCGTTAATATAAAAATTAATGAATCATATGAAACGGCTAGATTATTATTAAACTCTCAAAATCTTCCAGAAGGATTTACTTATGCAAATATTTATTGGGCCCCCAAAGTAATTTGGGAAAGAACAAAGAATGAAGTCTTCACCGCCGGTCAAAATGATATTGAAGGATATGCACAAAGTTTGGGTTGGAACAAAGCTAATAAATTTTTTAAAGTATCTGGTAAAGAATTTGCAAGTGGAATTGTTGTTGGAGTTATTTTCAATAAACAAAAAGTTATAGAAATTGTAAAATACAAACCAGTAGTAACAATTATAAATTCTACAAAAGAGTTTGAAGTAAAAGATTCTGATATTGATAAGATTATTAGAATACCATTTACAACAACAAATACGGAATATGTTGATGTTTATATTTCAGATACTCCAATAAGAGTTGCTGCAAGCAATGGATTTGTTGAATTTTCATTCCAGAATGATTTTTTAGGTTTATATGGTAGTAAAAGAATTTATTTTGTTCCATGGAATCAATATGGTAGAGGTGAAACCGTATCGGATATTTTAATATTCAATCCTGTAAGTGATTTTCCAACAATTACACAAATAACTTTACCAGAAACTATTGATATACCGGCATTTTCTGATTTAAATGTAGATTTTGATGTAGAATATGATACTAATTCAGCAACTTCGGTTGATATTTTTATTTTAAATGAAAATAAAGAAAAAGTACCTTTAATATCTTCTGCTCAACCAAACGGTTCATTTACCGTAAATTTGAGAACATTAATAACTAAATTTTTAAATGGAAAGGAATTAGATTTAGTATTTGTATTTGTTCCATACAATAGAGGTGGTGCTAAAGAGTTAATTGGTAACGAATATGAGGTATCTACAATCGTAACATATCCAAAGTTAAATTTAGATGAATCTCAAATTAAAAATGCTATATTTGGATTAATTAGTGAAAATCTTAAATTTAATGAATTAGCTGCCGAAAGTAAATATTTAACACATTTAGTTAATTTTGGTAATAATGAGCAAATAATAATTTCTTCTTGGGAAGAGGATGATTGGACATTATCAGAAAAGAAAGAAGATGGGTTGGGTAATTTGGTTATTACAAATAAAGTTGATTCTATACTTTTAAAACTATATTCACCATTACCAGCAAACATTGGAACTAATTCTACTCTTTGGATTACAAAATTAATGAGTAACCCATTGATTGAAACGATTGTACTAAATGAACAAGATTCTGTAAAATGTCCGCCAATAAAAGGCCCTAACTTTGATATAGAAGTTGATTTTGTTAGTGGTAAATCAACAGCATTTGAATCATTAGATAATCTAATATTAGATGCCTCAACTTCATCATCATCAAACTTAATATCAACATACTTAAGTTCATCTTTAATAAATACGGATGATTTAAATATCGAATATTATAGTGGTTCAAATTACTTAACTGGATCTTTAGTATGGGAAAATTTTGTACATTTTAGTTCTGCAAAAGAAAGAGTAGATAATTTTGTATACAAAGTACAATTGATAGAAAATTATGAAGCTGCAATATCTTCTAGTAATTATGATATCAATAGTAGAGATTCAATATCCGCAATTCAAGAAAGAGAAAGACAACTTTTGAAAAAAAATCAATTAGTAAATAATTTCGATGGATTTGAAAAGTTTTTGTATACATCATCATCCTTATATAGCAACTCCGGTAGTAATTCCATAACTTGGCCTTATAGTAGTAGTATTAGATTATCCAGTACAACAACGGCGGTATCTAATTGGTATGAAAATTTAATTGAATTAGCAGAAAACTATGATTCAGAAAATCAAAATTATTTAAAAAATAATATTCCTCAATACATTTTAAATAATAATGAAAATGATAATTTTTTATTATTCTTTTCAATGATTGGTCATCATTTTGATAACATTTATTATTATACAAAATCTTTAGAAAAAAACAGAGAATTTGGATATAAATTAAAAGGTGGAATGCCTGATAAATTATTATTTGATACTTTGAAATCATTTGGATGGGATGCAAAAAATCTTGCAGTAGATGAGAAATTGTGGAAATATGTTTATGGCCAAGATTCGGATGGTAATGTTAAGGAATCAAATCCTGCAAAGGCTAGAACTAATGAAATATGGAGAAGAATTATAAATAACTTACCATATCTTTTAAAACATAAAGGAACAAGGCGTGGTGTATATGCTATAATGGCATGTTATGGTGTTCCTTCATCAAATCTTTCAATTTTAGAATTTGGTGGCCCGGAAGGTTCAAATAGATTTTCAGAAACAGAAGAAGTTGGAACTACAAAACTACTAATGGATAATGTTACTCATGCGTTAACGGTTACTAGTGGTGCGAAATTAGAAGTAGAATGGAAAAATACAAATATTGGTGAAAAACCAAAAACAATAGAATTATTTTTAAAACCTGCATACTCACAAAATTCAACAATAATATCAGGTTCGGCTGGCTGGAATATTCAAATATCAGGATCAGTTGGTAGTGAATATGGTGTAATAAAATATAATAGCGGTAGTACAAATATTATAACATCAGATTCTATTCCAATTTTTAATAATAGATTTTTTGGATTATGCCTATCATCTGGATCAATGGGGATGAAATTGGATGTTAAACAAGTAGAAAAAGATAAAAATATTTTTGAATATTCGTATAGTTCATCTTTAAATAATAATTTTGGAAATCAAACAAATAGATTATATTTTGGGTGGGATTATAGTGGAAGTATAGATGAAATTAGATTATGGTCAACACAATTATCAGCATCTGCGTTTCATAAACATGTTTATTTTCCTGAAGCTATAAATGGTAATCACATATCTTCTTCTACTACGGATTTATATTTCCGTTTGGATTTTGAATATCCAAAAAATTTAGCACAAACATCATCTCTTTTAAATGTTGATGCAAATGTTTATTTTAGTGGAAGTTTAACTAGAAATGATTATGAAAATATACCAGCATTATCTGGATCTTTATATTCCGAAAATAGTTCACCGTTATTATACGCAACAGCTAGTCAATTTTCATCAAGCACATTATATCCTTATAATTTTGAAACAGTAGAAAGAACAATTTCTTTAGAAATACCAAATATTGGTGCAAGTAGATATTCTACAAATAAAGTTCGTTTCGAATCTCAAATGGATGTGTTTGGAAACGATGTATCGGGTGGTATAAATCTTTCATCAAAAAGTAGAACAACTAAAAAAGCATTTGACCAATCTCCTGTTGATAGTAATAGAATTGGATTATTCTTTTCTCCAACAAAAGAGATGAATATTGATATAGCTAAATCGTTTGGTGGAATTAATTTGGATGATTATATTGGAGACCCATCGGATGAATATCGTTCTAATTATAAATCATTGCAAAATTTAAGAAAATATTATTTTCAAAGATTTGATGGTAGGGACGTATATCAGTATATTAATTTGATAAAATCATATGAAAAATCTTTATTTGATGATATTAAAAAAATGTTACCGGCTAGAGTTCGTGCAACCACTGGTTTATTAATAGAACCACATATATTAGAAAGAAGTAAAATAGAACAATCTAAACCAACGGGTTCAAATTATCAACAAGAATCAAATATAAATACAACCGAACATATTGTTAGTTTTGCAGAAAACAATCAGTTTGAATCTAACATTGATGCAAATCTTAACAAATCATTGTTTGGTGAAAATAATCAATATGAAGCAATTATATATAATGCATCGGTTGATAATACATCGGCAGAAAATTATCAATACGAAACACCAATATATGTAAATGATGAATTAAACACATCAGGCGAATCATATCAAAAAGAAGTTAATATAAATGCAGAGTTGGGTGATGGTACAATATTAACTGAATTGGATATTTATGATTTGAATACAGTTGCAGGTCAATCCGATTTAGAAACTATTGGTTTTGGTATTTATGCACAAAGTGGTTCTGCAATAAGAACATATTTTGATAAAGAGGGTAGACGTGTTAAAGAAAGAATTAGAGTTAATTTAGTAACAGAACAAAAACAAAGAGATATTGTAAAATACAAAGTTGTTGTTAATGGGCAGGGAGACCCTAGAGGTGGTATGGAATTAACGTCATCGTTGTATACGGAAACTAAATTAAATATTCAACCATTTTCTGGATCAACAATTCCGGCTATTGGTGGAAGCATCATAGATGTAAAACCTGTTAGTGGTTATTTAAAAACCCACTACAAAAATACATCCGATTTAACAAGAGGATTAGAAAATTCTTTTTATAGAGGTTCAAGAAATACAGCAGCTACTACATTAGATGGTACTCCTCCTGTTGAAACATTTACTACTAATCCAAACACATTAAAAGTAAATAAAGCAGGCAGAGATGCAAGTGAACCAATATTAGAAATAGAATAACGGAATTCTAAAATTATTATATTTATTAACAAACGATATAAAAATACATTATGGGATATTTAAGTAATACCGAATTGACTGTAGATGCTATCTTAACAAAAAAAGGTAGAGAAAAATTAGCAGCAGGACAAGGTTTAAACATTACTCAATTTGCATTAGCAGATGATGAAATAGATTACTCTTTATATGAGCCAGCACATCCATTGGGTTCGGCTTATTACGATGCGGCAATTAAAAATATGCCTGTATTGGAGGCTAATCCGGATGAAACACAAGTGATGAAATATAAGTTAGTAACACTTCCAAAAAATACTACAAGAATCCCAGTTGTTGAATTTGGTGTTCCTAATATTGCAGTTAATCAAAGAAGTGGTGAGGTTTCATTATCTCCAACCACATCACCAGCTGGAAATAGAAATTTAGGATATACATTAGTATTGGCTAATAAAAATGCCGGTGATATCGTAGGTGAAGGAGTTTCCGCAGCAGTTGGTTCAGTTCCAGTATTTATAGGCGATGATGTATCTGCAACAGCAGCAATTGCAAAAGGATTATCTTTCAAATTTATTCCAAATCCATCATTAACATCTACTATCAGAACTACAATCACAGTTTATGGTAATGAGACAGGTGGTTCACAAACTATTCCAGTAACAGTAACTTACGTTCAATAATATAAACTATGGCAGTAATAAGAGACAATAGAGGGGCCCTTTTAGCAAGTAATCTATCACAATACTTAGCAGGTGCAGCTAACACCGCAGGAACTCCGATTGATACTAGCGAGTTAGTTAGAATCATGAATAATTTTTTGGGGCAAGGTGAACAAATTAGTGGAGATTTAACCACAATCACAAATGGTATCTACAAAAAATTTGGTGCAATTGATAAAGTAACTAATAGAACTGAAATCGTAACTTCTGGAATATGGAGTGGTGATACGGGTTCATTAGCTGCAAAAGCAAATTTTACATCTTCTGCACAAGTCGCATCAACAAGTGGTAAATATTATTTAGATGTATACAATTCATTAACATCTTCAGATGCAGCAGAAGTACAATTTTCGGTTGGATATGGTGATGTAAATGGTTGGGGTGCACCCACATTAGAACAAGATGATGCATCAACTTTATCAACAAAAGCTGTATACAATCAGTTTAAAAATATTTTGTTAGAGAGAAGTGATAATTATTTTAGTGTTTATACAGGTTCAACTGCAGGTGGACATGATTTAAGAAATTTCTACGCTATCAATGTTAATAGAGCTAGATACAAAGAAAGATTAGATCCAGGAAACTTTTCATTAACACTTTCTGGTTCAATAAGAACGGTAACATTAATTGATGATAGTGGTGGAACAGATGAAAATGTAACAACCGCAGGTAGAGTTTATAATTTAGTGAGTGGTTCTTTAAATATTGGTTCAGCATTAACCGCATCAATTAATACCTATACAGCATCTAATGGACAGGGATGGGGATTATTTTATCCTGATATGGGTGTTATTCTTTTAAACCCATCAGCTTTAGCTGCATCGGTTGACCCATTCTTATTGCCTGCTAGTTCTTCAATTGCATCAACTTATCACCAAAACAATGGTAATAAATCAGGTTCAGTTGCGTTATTAATGGCAATAAGTGGTGGAGCAGATTTTCAAGCTCGTAGAACTGAAAATGTTTCTACATCACATTTCTTTGTAAGAGCAAATAATAGAGAATTTAACTTCTCAAACAACCCAACATTTATAACAGGTTCAATAGGACAATTTTCTGTATCAAGTTTTGAAAGAGACCCTAAAGTATACATAACTACTGTTGGATTATATGATGATGCTAATGAGCTATTAGCAGTTGCAAAAGTATCAAAGCCAATCGAAAAGTCATTCGATAAAGAAGTGGCAATTAAAGTTAAATTAGATTTCTAATAGAGAATAACCAACAGATTAGTAAAACCCAGCCCCGTAAGGTTGGGTTTTCTTTTAGGTAGATATTTATATATGATATGTTAAAAAGAATACCAAAATCGGATATTAGTATAAGACCATTTAAGGCTTATAAAAAATGGAGTTTTGACCAAACTTCCAATGAGGTTTCTGTATTTGAAGCAAATGCAACTTCAAGCGCATCTTCTTCATTTTTTCCTAAAAAATCTATATACGGACAATTAAGAGCACAATTTTATAACGATAATATAGATAATCCATTTTTAAGATTTGGTGTAAAATCAACGGATTATGTTACGGGTTCGGGTTCTGAAAGATTTATAACAGGCTCTGCAAAGATATTATCTATACCGCAAATCTATGTTGGTGAAGGTATTAAAAAGGGTTCTGTAACATTAATAGATAATGGAACAACTTATATAGATGATTCAAATGGTAATTTAATAGGTGCGGCTGGTGATAGTGTTACTTATACAGTTTTTAACAATCAAACAGGAAATGCAACATTCTTTGATATATTGAATAACCAGTATGATATAGTAGTTACTGAAATAAATTTTAATACGGGAAATATAACAGGAACATATTTGGGAGAACCATTTGCAGCAGTGATGAATTCTTTTAATATAGAAACCGGTATAATGGTTGTAGATAATTTTGATTTCTTGGAAGGAGCAGCGGGGACGGATAAGGTTGGTAATATATTTTATAATCAAGGATTGATTGTTATGACTAGATATGTAGATGATAAGTTTAATTCAAATTGGGATTTATCATTTAAATCAACAAAAACAATTTATGAGCACGAATATTTATTAATTGTTAATCCGGATGAATTTAATTTTTCACAAAATCCAACTGCGGTGAAAGATATCGGATTTGCATATGAGTATATAACAGGATCGGATAATAAAGTATATAAAGTAAATACTAAAGTTGGTGGAAGATATGTTAGAAAATTAAATACTTTAGAAAATGGTGATACTTTGGATTTTAGATACACATCTTCAATAGCAGGTTATTCCGATTGGAAAGGTGGTTTTGAACATTGGGATTTAAGCGGTTCAGTAGATTCAACTGGTTCATTTCTGACACCATTTATAACAACAATTGGATTGTATGATGATGATATGGATTTAGTAGCAGTTGCAAAATTACCACAACCAATAAAATCAGAACCTGATTTTCCTGTAAACTTTATTATACGATTTGATATTTAATTTATATTTATAGTAAAACAAATAGATATGTCTAAAATTTTAGAATTATACGATGCACAAAAATCAGCACTTGGTGTTGATAAAATTTCATTTGAGGCCGGTGTAAATGCAAAAACACCATATACTACAAACGATTTGAAAAAAGCAGATGACCAAATATTAACTGCAGCTAAATTCAAAACTGGTAGAGGTGGAGATATAAATGAGAAAAAATACTCCGATTCAGTAAAGAAATAATTTAATGGCTAAGCAAAAAGTTACAAAAAGTAAAAACAACCCAAAATGGGTTGCAAAAAAGCATGGGTTTAAGTCAGGTCTTGAAGAAAACATTTCCCAACAAATTGAAAGTAACGGCATTAAGGTCGAATATGAAACAGAACAGGTTCCTTATATTGTACCTGCTAGCGAACATAATTACCACCCTGATTTTCGTTTACCTAATGGGATTAGAATAGAAACAAAAGGTAGATTTGTTCTTGCAGATAGAAAAAAACATTTATTAGTAAAAGAACAACATCCAGAATTAGATATTCGTTTTGTATTTACCAATTCAAAGAATAAAATCAACAAAAAATCCAAAACCACCTACGCAATGTGGTGTGAAAAACACGGATTTAAATACGCAGACAAAGAAATACCAGAAGAATGGTTTTTAGAACCATAAAAATTTGGTAATATCAAATATTTGTCGT